ATCACCAACTGGCATTCTATGTTTGTGAGCTGTGGCATCTTTTCTATACAAAAGCTCTTGTGTTTCAACTGCATTATCTGAAGCTAGCACCCAATCAAATGGAGCTTGATGATTTTTCATATAACACTTAATTCTCGTAACGTCACCTGTCAAAGGTTCAAGATTATCAAATTTTACTTTTGCATATGAATTTCGTATCTCTTCTCCTTGAGAACCTGTTGGGTCTGCACTATAACTTTGTGGCATTTGAGACCATATTAGTTCAAAGCTAGATGTTGCAAATTCAAAATGCTCAAACTCTTGATATGTAGTTGCAGTTGTACCTTGAAATGTTGTGTGAGGCTCAGAAGTTCTTGCATTAAAAGGTGATATTACTTCTAAGATAGTTGTCATATATGCACCTGGAGTAAACTCCAAATCTGCATCACCATCTGTATCTTCCCATAAGCCATCACCTATTTCGTCTTCTGCATATACAGGTGGTGCGTCGTATCCATTTATAGACGAAGGTCTTGGAGTGTTAGGCTCTCTGATAATTAATATACCTCCTTCCATATCTTTTGTGAATCCGCCAAAATCTAATATACCACCACCTATATCATCTGTCACAGTTACGTAAAACTTACCACCATTTTTTTGATATGACATAGAGCAATTGGTATTATGTCCTGTTCGTAGAGTATAACTTGCAGTATTATTCCCTTCCCAGCCTATTGAAGACGAAAGTTCTTGATTGAAATGCAGCTTATAAAACGGCTTTGATATTTCCTCAATTTCTATTTGAGGTAAGCTATCAGCTGCGTATGTTATTGGCGACCTGTTAGGTCTATCAGGTTTTGCTGTGAAAACTCGTGTCCACTTAAAGTTAGGCTGTCCTCTATATTGCTGAGGTATTGCCGTACCATCAGGTGCAACTCTTGCAGAACCTACAATTGTAAATATAACATCTCCTGCAGGAGTTTGTGGTGATATCTCAATCGATATAACTCTCTCGTGAGAATCGTTATTCAAATCAAAAATCTGAGTACGTATTACATCGCCTTGAGAGTCTACAGCTTCAATAATCAATTCAGTACCTACTTCCATTGTATCTGAATTACCTCTAATTGATATTAGATTTCTACCTGCGTGTAAAGAAAACGATGGGTCATAATCAAGTCTAAGATAATCTGCTGACTTATCGTCAAAATCATCAAAATAGACATCCATATTATATGCGTCTTGAAAAAAGTATCCTCCTTTCAGAGTCTCTAAATCAAGCTTTTCAACAATGTTTTGTCTGCTTCTTTCTCTTAAGTTATATTGTGGCATTCTATTCTCCTAACATATATAAATATCAATTAATTGACAATAACATTGCTTAATCCTTTATTGACGTTTATCTCCATAAGCCCATCGACCATATCCTTCATAATATCAATATGTGATATAATCATTACGAAATCGAATTCAGCTTTAAGATAATCAAACAACATAGACAATGAATTTATATTCTTAGAATCTAAATTTCCAAATCCTTCATCGACTGCTAAAAAGTTCGGTCTTGGAAGATTTGAAATTTTTATAAGAGCTACTCGTATAGCAAGTGAAGATATAAACTTTTCCATACCAGATGTCAATTCTAATGGCCATTTGTTATCATCACTATATCTTATATAACTCAATATATTTTTGCCATCAACATCAAACTCTATTTCAAAATCTACTATTTGAGAAAGTGTGTTATTTATCTCCTCTTCTAAATAAGGAAGTGTTTGAGCTATTATTTCATAAGGTATACCATCACGCTTTATGGCATCTAAATAATACTCATAAGATTTTAATTTTAGTTCTAATTCATGAGCTTCCTTTATTGTGTTTTTGATATGAGATATATTCTGCTTTGTTATTGTCACATTAGAATACGCTTTCTGAAGGTTAGACTGAACTGTGTCTAATTCTACCTTGATAGATGACTTTTCTATTTCTAATGTATCTATCACCTTGTTAATCCGCTCATTAAGCTTAATAGATTCGACGTTGTTATGATATTTCTCAATATCCTTTATAACACCCTTTAATTCAGTTTTCTTTGCGCGTAGATTTGACTTTCTTTCTAGAGTCTTAATTTTTATTTCTGATTCATATTGGTTAATTGTAATTATTTCTGAATTTAGTAAATTGTGTGTCTGCTTTAATTCTTTTACTTGAGGATAGCTTAATAATATATCATCAGAAATTTCTTTATCGCTTAATAATTTTTTTACAATAACTTTCTCTTCTAGCAACTCTTCCTTAGCTTTATCTGCTGCCTTTACAAATTCATTATTACAGCAGTATTTACAGTCAGGGTCATATTCATGATTGTCTAATTTAGATATTAAATCTAATTTGTTTCTTACACTTACTTTCTTAACTTCTATTTCTCTAATCAATTTTGAATTATTATCTTTTTCTTTTTCAAGAGAATCAATTCTTTCATTTATAGAATTTATATCAATTTTAGAAAGTTTACTGTTTATATCAACATACTTCTTTTTATTGTCTTTTGTATAATTTTTATACTTGTCTAATTTATAATTGTGCACTTCGATATCTTTTTCTATCCTAGATTTTATAGCTTCTAATTTATCGATATCGTTTTCTACTTTTATATTCTTTAGTTCTTTTGTTTTTTGTTTTATACTGTCTTCTTTTTTAGAGTATTTCTTTTGGATATTCTTTTTATCATTTTCGTAATCCTTAAATACTTTTTCGAAATTTGCAAGGTTCTCTTCCTCTTCAATGAGCTGTTCCGCATAATCTGTTTTTCCAAAATTCTTAAGAAGTATTTGCACTTCTTTTATTTCTTCGTTTGCTAAATGATATAACTCTTCAAATACAGTTATATCCAAAAATTGAGATAATAAATCTTTTTTCTCTACCTGAGACTGGTCTATGAATCCAGTATTGTTATTCTGTACAGACATCGACGTTAAAACAAAATCGTTATATAAACCTAAATAACCTCTTATATTTTTATCGGTCTGTATTCTTTGCTCACCATTTAACGATACGGGCTCATCGTCTTCACCAATCATCCAAAAGTCAACATCTACTCTAACATGTCCAGATTTTTCTTTCTTTCCTTTACGCTCAATGAAATAATCGACACCATCTATTTCGAAATTTAATTTAGAATAAAAGTTTTTCTTTTTATTATTAAGAACATCTGACGCTGATTTAGTCCTAGAACATTTGTGAAATATATTAAACATAAGAGCATCAAGTATAGCAGACTTACCTGAGTGGTTAGGTGCAAAAATACCTATTACGTCTCTAAGTTTTGAAAAATCTATTATATTGTTTTCACCATAACTAAACATGTTTGAAAATTCAAATTTCTTAGGTAGCCAATTTACTCCACGTGATATTTCTATATTTTTTAGATTTTTATTCAACTCAGTATTTATATTTTTTATTCTACGAATAGTTTCGTCATCTGCTGGGTGGTTTGTTCCTATATACTCTTCAAGTAATTCATTCTGATATTGTACATTTCTTATATCTTTCGTTACCGAGCGAGGTGTTTTATTCTGAGCATTTAATCTATCATTTTTTATTATAATAATGTCTTTTGTTTTACACTTACTTTTTATTTCTTTAATTATATCTTTTAATTGTGCCTGAGTAGTGTTGGTAGTTTTTATTCTTACTCTTGGATATTTTGGTATATTACTTATATCTGGAAGATTACCGCTATCAACTTCAATTGTATAGAATCCGTGTACATTTTCAAAATTTTTGAATGATGCAACTCTTGAATCTATATCCCATATAGCGCAACCGTGATTGTTAAAAGCTTCGCCAAAGTTTTGCTGTATTAATGAGCCTACTTGTAGTATAGTTTTTTCTTTATTATAAAATTGACGTTTATGAATATCTCCTAACATTACCATATCATATCCATCAAACATAGATATTTTTAAGTCATCACTTTCAACTTTATAACCAGCATCTGTATATGACATATCAAGTGCACCGTGAAATAATGCGACTTTTGTTTCTGCTTCAAACGACTTTGCTCGTATAAATGTTTTAGGGTCATCAAATATACTAAACACTACAAAATGAGTACCTGCGATTTCATGTATAGCAGAATCTTTTAGATAATGTAGTTTTGGGTGAGCTAAAGATTCTATCATAGGAGATAAAGAATCTAGTCTTGATGAGTTGTTCAGATTTGCATCATGATTACCTGTAATTACTATTGTGTGTCTTCTATCTGCTAAATTTTTTAAGAATTCTGTTGTCAGCTTTATAAGCTCTGGTGAAATATCTGTTTTGCTGTGTACTATATCTCCACCTACATATACGATTGAATTTTTTGGTAAAGCATCAACCTCTTTATATAATTGTCGAAATACTTTTCTGTATTCCTTATGTCTTTGATAATTTCTAATATGTATATCTGCAATGTGTAAAACTTTATCGAGTTTGTCAAAACCTACATCTATTTTATTAAAGTCCAAATTTCATCTCCACTATTTTTCTAAAGTCTAATGTCTCAGTTTTATTTATGAGCTCATTAATCTTTTCTCTTCCTAGTTCATTAGGGTCTGTATCATTTGGTATGTCGACCATTCTTACATCTATTCCCTCTGATATTAAATACTCAGATAATTCAAGTGCTTCTTTTCTTGCATCATTATCTAGAACTATATTAACTCTATTGACAGATTTCTCTTTCAACTTGAGTTTTAGTTGTTTCGGTAAGAATTTTCCAAATATAGGTATTGTATTTTCACCTATAGTTATTGCATCGAAAACTCCTTCACATATATTGACATTTTCTTTCCAATTTATTAAAAGTTCAAAGCCTATTATATCCTTTGATACTTTTGGATTTTTATGTTTGAATGTAGTATCATAATACGACCTACCTACAAAATAATTTAGTATACCATCTTTATCATAACTTGGAATTATAATCATTCCAGAATATGGACCTGATTCGCAATATCCTATATTGTGTCTTAGTACATCTATTTTATTTAGACCTCTTCGCTTTAGATAACTTGCAGCGTTTCTAAATTCTGGACTGCTTATATTTCCATTTACCATTGGTATAAATTCGATAGGGAGTGAGACATGTTCTTTTTTCTCAACCTTATTATTAACCTTAATTTTAGAAAACTTATTAAGTGCAGAAATTTTATCATAAGCTTTTAATTTCTTAAATATCCTAGAAACACCAATTCCTTTTACTCCACATACCCAGCAGTGCCATTTTTCAGTAGCTACATTTATCACTAATTTTTTCTTATGATGATTGCAATATGGACAAGAAAAAGTATGCTCATTTCCACTACTCTTCGATTGACCTAATACGCTTTCTAACAAGTTAATAAATTGTCTACTTTTCATGTATATAATATAACAAATTATTCCGATATATTAAAATTTTAGTTCGTTTATTTGCTTTTCAGTTTTCTTAGAAAATTTAACTTTAGCAAATCTTCTTGGGCCAATACAGTCGTTATAAAACTCATCTTTTACTGAAACATGACATCTGTGATGTATATTCTCTTCTAAGTAATTTACCTGGCCTTTTGTCTCACCCATTATGAGTATTTCAAACTTAAAGTTTTTCTTACCTAATTTTAATATATCTAAATTTAATTGTTTTGAAGAACCTGTATATTCTCTCCAATTAGAATCTTTTCTAACAACCTTTCGTCTTTTTTTACCTGCAACTTTAACACGTCGAGTTGTACCAAAGTATTTTCTACCAATATATTTTTTACCTGATTTTAAGTTTGTAATTAAATAAACAAAACCAAAATAATCTTTAGGTGCTTTATCAAGCACTTTATTTTTATATAACCAATGACTCATATTTTATGTATCAAATCTTACTATAAATGTTGTATCATAATCATGTGATTTTTTTATAGGTCTTGATAATTTACCTATTGCTAATAATCTAGCATATTCATCGTAAAGACCAATAGTAGTAATATATGGTGACCACTCTGACTGTGTGACATAGTGTCTTATTGTCATTAGCTTTTTATCATCCATGATTGTTGGATTCATAGTATAAGAGTATTCTCTTTCTTTTATATTACAAGTATATTGATGTTCCATTATATTATGAGTATTTTCAAAAGATAATGTACATTGAGAAAACATAGGTTTTGTACCTGAAAGTGCTTGTTTATATTTTGAATTTTCACTTGTTAGCACAATAAGACCGTGGTTATAAAAAACATTTCCTACAAGATTAGATAGTCTACCTGATGTTTCCTTGTGATATATTATTTCAGCTGGAGTAAGTGCCTTGTTGAATATATGAAACTGACTAAGACCTCCTTTCCAGTTTGCTCGTGTTTCTAATATAGGAGTTTGATTTGTCGCGCCTGCAACACCTGGATTAGATTGTGTATAATAACCTCCCCACTGCCTTGTACAGCCTAACGTGATAGGAGCGTCGTTATCTATATTGCCACCTGGTATACTCTGCGTTCCTTGTAGCTCACCATCTAAATAAAGTGAAAATGTTGTATCTGCTTTTGTAATTACAACATCCCACCATTTATCTGCCGAGCTTGTCACTGAGCCTGTTGTATCTATTTTTAAGAATGAACTTCCTACTCTCATTTGTGCTTGTAATGTACCTGGTGTACCATAAGCATAAGCGTTTGTTCCTACTATCGGTGCGTTTTCCGTAACCTGTCGCAATGAAAATGGATACGCATATCCTCCAGGATTTGTATAATCTTGTTTGTGCATTATAAATGCGTGGTTATAAGTATACAAACCTCCAGTTGCAATAGGTTGTATTGCAGAACATGATATTCTCATTGCTACTGTAAAGTCATCATTTGCTTGAAAATCTAAATTAGGTGAAGATTCTATTTCAATAAACGAACCACTTAAAGGCTCTGCTCTATCAGCTAATGTGTCTGGCTCGTCACCATTAAAACATATATAACTTCCTTCTGCGTCTGAAGATTTTACAAGACCTTTGTTTAGAGCTACGTCGTTAGGATATATGGACCTTTCAAAAAATCTAGAATTATTTGATATGTCATATGTATTACCTCCGTAGGATTGTTTCCACAAACTTTTATCATTTGTACTATGTAAAGATATTTGCTGGCCTGTTTTGTTGTATAAGTCTGAGAAATTCAATGCCAATACACTTTGAGATATATAATTTATTGAAGCACTTGTCGCTATTGAGCCGCTTGTATCTGAACCTGTCCAGTGAAAATCATAAAGATTTCCATTACCGTCATCTTTTAACCATATTCTATTACCCAAAGAAATACTTCCAGATTTTATTACAACGCTTCCTTTTTTTATAGCTTCGCCATGTATTCTTTGAGGTATCGAAAGTATTTGAGCGGTCTTATGTAATTCTCTATATTCTTTTTCGAAGCCACTGTTGTCAAGTGTATAACAAGGGTCATCTGGATTTGTGTAATACATGCCTTGAAGAGAAGAGTGCATTGCTCTTTGAAAATAATTATTTGTTGTTCTTGGCATACCTGAAGAGCTTAACACAGCTCCATATTTACCAAACTCATCAGGAAAGAAATCGCCACCCTCGTATTGTGCGTCGTATGCATAAACACTAAGTGATACTACTGCTTCAACCAAATCGTCGGAAGATGTTAGTGGGTGGTTTAACGTACGGAATTGCTCATAATATGGTTCATAATAACTACCTGTATAGTCTTCAACATATACTAAATAATCTTTATGAGCAGTATATGGAGTAATTTGTATTTCGTCACCTCTAAAGGTCTTGAAAATTCCCATATCATACTCCTATTAGAATTCTAATTTAACCCGTATCAATGCCTCTCTTGTAAATGATTTCATTAACGGCTTACTTAATTTTGCAATTGCCAACAACTCATTTCTGTCATTGTACATTCCAACTGTTGTAATATATACATGCGGGTCTCTATACATTGTTGGATGTGCAAATTCTCCTTGAGAACCAGAAGTGAAAGATGGATTATTACTAAAATTATATTCGTTATTTTTTAACCTTATGAAATAATGCGTTGAATATACTTTTTCTGCAGCTCTTGCTTGAAATTTAGAAGGATTGACGCCTGTATCAGAGCCTGTAAACGAACCAATTAATTTTGTAATTTGTGGGTTTACATTTCCTGTACCTGATACATCATCACTACCTCCAGGACACCAACAATAATTTGTTTCAGCAGGCATCCCTAATTTTCTAGCAGATAGCATTATTACTCCCATATCTGGATAAACCCAACCATATTGAGCAGCAGAAGTATCTGTAGTTCCAAGTGAGCCGGTCACGACTTTATATATTGCTCCACTATCACCTAATGTCGCACTTGTTATAGCGCTGTTATCTGTTAATGTTATATCTGTACCACCTCCTATCCAATCCGAACCTGAAAGTGTTATCTCCCAATTACCTGGGTCTATTCTTTCTTTGAATCTATTTCTATTTATATTAATAAATACAGAGCCAGTTTCACCAGCAGTAGAATCATCAATAGTAAATAAATCGTCTCCTGGATTCAACAGCAAATTTCTATATTGTTGATATACAGCTTTTGTAGGTGTCATACCTGCAGATGAGTATTCAGATATTGGTGCTGAACCTGAACCGTTTGAATTACCATAAGCTACAGCAAATTGTGGTTCTGCAGAAACGTTTGCTTGTGGGTCATCTCTATAAAACTCTGCATAATATAAACCTGACGCATCCATTTGAACTGAAGATGTATGTAATTCGTTTGAAGCATCGTATAAATCACCGTCGTTGTTTGACCACATCGCTGCAGTTATTGTATCTGCTTTTGCATTCTGCACGATGTCTTCTCTAGAAAACCTATTATATATAGGCTGTACTCTTCTTCGTCTAACAGGAGAAGTTGGCCTTCTATTTCTACCACCTACCCTAGTAGAGTAGTTTCTTGATAGAGCATTACTCTTATTAAATTTCTTACTAAAATTTCCTTTTGCCATTTATTTTCTCCTTTCGATTACGGTTGGTCATAATAGAAGTCTTCAACTAAGTTTGTAGCTGTTGACTCTTTCTTAACTGTTATATTAACTGTAACGTATCCACCAGTTTCATTACCAATTATCGTAAGCGTAGTTGTTTTATCTTCTACAGGTTGAGCTTTTGCAACAACTTGGAACCTTGTTCCTGTCACAGTTATTGAATTTCCTGTATCACCTATAAAATCTGCAATTGTTGGATTATATCCACTTGATATTCTACCGCCACTTGCTACATTCAAGTAGCATACATCTGAATCAGCTAATATAGCCGTATATCCATAAGTTGAATTTCCATTTGCGTAGTTTGCTGTATTTGGTGTAATTGGAGCTTTCTCTCCACCAGCCAATAAAGTTATCGACGTAACACCTACTGTCACAGTTGGCATCCTAGAAATGTTTTTAGGAAGCGTAACCAGTTTATGTTTCATAACGTATGTTTCATTTGGTACTGCTTCTACTATTGGCATCGCTTCTATTGCCTGTCCGTAATAATTAGAACCTAGCTGGTGATTAACATCCCATAATCCATAATCAACTTCATCGTCAGACAATGCAAATTGTGTTATCTTAAATTGTTCAGAGCCTTTTGCTAATAGCTCTCGGCCTTTTTTGGTAAGAATTGCATCGACCGTAATTGTTGTTTTATCTAAATATCCCATGTTGTTATTCCCACTTTTATTTTCTTTAATATAAATATATAGTTAATTTGTTTTTATACACCTCTTGTTTGTTGTGCTGTCGTCACAATATCACCACCTTCTGAACTTCTATTTACTATCATTATTCTATTTGGTGATGTATCTGTAAATTCTACAACTGGGCCTCCGTCGACAGTAGTTAATGTAGGCATATTAAAATCAGAGCCTACTAACTTAATACCAGCTGATAATAAATTATTCTTTGAATTTGGTCTGTAATCGCTTACCTCTGCTCGTTCGTGGCTTTTACTAACTGGTCTTAAACCTGACCTATACCAACCTCCAGCTAACGCACCTGGAGACCATCCACTCATACTAACACTTGCATCATGATTATTACCTGTACTTGCTGAATTGTGCATGTTATTTTTTGGCGCGAAATAAAAATACTTTTCAGTATAATATCTTCTCGATTTCACTCCGTGATAAAAATTTAATATATTTCCAAAATCATTTGCAGGCTCTCTTCTTCGCAACGATAACGACATTGATGCAGCTTCATCTCCTACACTAAATCTAGGAGTATTATTGTTTTGCATACTATGATGTTTGAATGCAGTACTAGGACTTAGTGTACCATGCGACTCAGTACTTTGTACATCAACCAAATGCTCGACTGCATACCAACTATCTGTCATTACTTCTGGTGGTACGTTGTGGTAAAACTCTCCTGCATTTTGATATGTTGCAACAGACATCTGCTGAAATGCAGAGTCATTAAAGTATGTAGAACCGCTTGTATAAGAACCACTTGTTGCATGAGTCCATTTATAGTCATGCATGTGTCTCCAAATATACCTTGCACCATTATCTTCTAAATCGTGGCCATGATGAGTCCTAGTATCTAAAAATACAACAAGCTCACCTTCTGATTGCTCTGTATATAAAGGGCCATCTACAAACGAATTACTTTTATAAGTTCTAAATCCTGTGAATGCGTTTTGAGCATAAGTTCCAGCCTGCTCCGAACCTGTTGACCATACTTTTGTTATTGGGTCTTGCCATTGGTGTACAGGACCACCTAATTCTGTTGTTGCACCCATTATTCTAACAGGCTCAACTCTTAACTTACCTACCAAATCATTGTAATGACGTTCAGCATGCATGTGTTTCATCTTAGGACGTTCAAGCATATTTGGTTTTACTAGTAGTCCTACCTGTGCATTTGCACGTGCAGGTATTAATTGCTCTATCTGCTTAAACAGTGTGTGGTCTAAATGTCGAAGTATTTTTATATAATCATAGAAGTCATAAGGGTTTTGGTGCTTATACCAATAATGATGTCTAAGCATTCTTAATCTTCTATATGTATTATGTCTTAAATCTAATGGATTACCAACATAATTATCAAACGCAGCTCCACCAATTTCTCTTGCAATGTCAATATCTATTTCGTGTGTTGGTGCATAAAACACTCCTAATCTATTTGAGTCTAAAGGAGATTTGTCAAAAGTACTTCTTTCTACTTTTGTTTTAGTATTTAATCTTCCTAACAGCTCTGAATCTTCTATTCGTGTTTTGTCTGTATATTCTTTTGTACCAATTAAATCGGGCATTGGTGTAAAATATCTTTCCTCTTCAGTAGGCCAATCGATTGTTACGTCCATCTCCCAACCACTAACAGTCATATTTGTTTGCACTGACCCAAGTGGACTTCCTGTATAAGGATTTGGTATTCTCCAAGAACTTGGAGCTGAAGATGATATCAAAGGCTGTCCGCCAGAAGCAGGTACCCAAGAAGCTGACCATCTATTTAGGTCAGAACCTAAAGACCATCTTGCAGTTAATTGGTCATATGAACCAGTTGCACCATAAGCTTCTATCTGCTGTGGGTCTCTAACGTGGTTATAGAATATATCTCTATCATTCCATTCGTCAAGAGCTACCTGGTCAGTATAAGGTAGTAGCCACATTCTAACTTCTTGTAATGAACCTGAATACTTTGCATAGTTTGCGTTATATTGGTTGTTCCCTACATTAAAGTTTAACGGATTTGCAACAGATGCTGGGTCGTTCCAGTGGCTCGTTGCGTTTGTATCTGCATCCCATACATAAATCGATGCGGTATGAGTTATTCTAGCTTCAGCGTGGTCAGGTGATTTTGCAACTGTAAATTTTACTAATTGAGCACCTCCATTATATGCAGCTGATGATGCTGTGCTGATAGATGCTATAACATTCCACCAATCATTGTCGTACAAAGGAAGATATGATGAGGTTGCAACATTCGTATCGATTCTTGCAGTTATTGCACCAAAATTATAATACCCTGAATTAGGATTACTTGCACTTTGATGTGGTACTAAACCAAGATGTATTTTTGGACCTATTTCTATTAGTGATTGCGAAGTCTCTGTCCAAGTATTAAATCTTACCTCAAAAGAATCTGGAGTTCTTGCTGTTGCTCCAGCAGCATTAGAATTTATTACTCTTGTCCAATTAGTTTTAAGATGCTGACTTCCTGTAAATTCTAATGAATAGCTAAATTTATCGTATCGTACAAACGAACCTGTTTTTCTAACTTTTCTTGGACCGCCATATTCGTATACACGTAAAAGAGTAGGTGGCAAACCATAAGTTGCAATTAGTGCCTTTATACCTCTTTCACTACCTTTTGTTTTCATTAAATAAGGTAAATTGTTTAACATTCTTTTCCATGTTTCTCTAGACATTTCTTCTCTAGACATAGAACCTGATTTTAGAGATTCATGCGCAAGTGTAATTGATGTACTACCTGTCACATTTGCATTTGTTGCATATACGTATCCTGTTTGTATTGAGCTTAAGTGTATATTGTTAGGATTGTTTGTTGCAACATT